TACCTGTAGAAGGTGTTGCTGGACGACCAGCTGTAGTCCACGAAGCTGTTACTACGCCTGATGTGCTACCACTAAGGTCTATCCCTGTTGTTCCGTTAATTGTAATAGCCATTATGCTGATCTCCTAATTTTGTTTTTCTTGTTTAGTTTTGCTTGTTCCATAAATTCTATAAATTCTTTAATGGTTTGGTGACGAATATATTCATCTCGTATTTCTTGTGATGACGGTGCTGGTAATTCGTTAGTCTCGTCCCACGATACTATTTCAAAAGTACCTCCAGAGGCTGATAAGCCGTAAAGTGCACCTGGTCTTAATGACTTCATCACAATGTCAATACCAAATTGAAAACCTTGTTCGTTACTAAATTCTTTTATAAGTTCTTCTATAGTCATCTTAGCCATATTATATCCTATGCTGTGTAAGTTCCAGTTGATGTAAATCTAATTATAGTGTTTGATCCACTTGTTGTAATTGTTGGAGAACCTGTTGTAGTACCAGAATAATTAACAGTTGGGACTGAAAGTATAACAACACCAGAACCTCCTGCAACACCGTTTGTTGCGCCTACTGGGTCACCTGATACACCACCAGCACCTCCACCTGTATTAGCAGTTCCTGCAGTTTGACCTGAATTGGCGGGTCCACTTCCTCCTGTACCTCCGCCTCCAGCACCAGCAGCGCCACCAGTACCAGCGCCATAAGCACCGCCACCTCCGCCACCAGCATATGTTGCGGGAGTTCCTGTTATACTTGATGCCGTGCCTGCTCCTCCAGCACCGCCTGTTATAGTAACTGCAGCTGTTCCTACAGCAGAAGATCCTCCACCGCCTCCACCAGCATTAACACCAACACCTCCAGCGTAGCCTTGACCGGGTGTACCTGAACCAGCAGCTCTAGGTGTTTCCCCACTGCCTCCGCCACCAGATCCACCACTTGCCCCTGCACCAGTAGATCCACCTCCACCTCCCCCACCAGTAGCGGTAGTTAATCCAGTAAAACTAGAATTAGATCCATTAGGAGCTACGCCAGAACTTGTTCCCCCTGCACCACCACCACCAACAGTAGCTGTATACACAGTGCCTACAGTTAATGTTGTTGTACCTACTAAATACCCGCCAGCGCCGCCACCTCCACCACCTGCATATCCGCCTAATTGTCTAGCACTTCCACCTCCACCAGCGACTATTAAATAAGAAGCAGTATAAGGAGCCCCAATAAATGGTGTTGCTCCTCCGTAGACGTTGCTTGTAGCTAACCACCCTTGTGTTGAATCTATATAAGTAAATGTAATACCTTGTCGATTAGTTTGAAGAAGTTTAGCCCCAGCTCCATTAATTTTTTCACTACCACCACTTACAGTTATATTGTTAGAAGCACTTGTTCCTGCATAGTCAACGATGACTACAAAGTCACCACGAGCGGGGCTAGCTGGAAGTGTTACTGTAAACGCTGCTGACGTTGTATTACAAAAATAACCGCCATAGGCTACCGCTGTAAAACCTGAAGTCTTAACTGTGGTGTCCCATGCGATTTGACCTGGTAAGGCTGTAGTTGACGCGGTTGTGTAAAGTGTACCTGTCTCAGCTGGGAACGTGATTGTATTGGTACCCGCAGCAGCAGGTGCTGCAACCGTTACTTGTCCTGACGCGTCACCGTAAACAATGAAAGAAGCCATTATGCTGTGTAAGTTCCTGAGCCACTAGTCCATTTAATAATTGTGTTTGAACCAGATGTTGTAATTGTAGGAGAACCTGTTGTAGTACCAGAGTAATTTGCAGTTGGGACTGAGATAATAACTACACCTGAACCACCAGACCCTGAAGTGCCACCCGAAGCGCCTTTAGTTCCACCTCCTCCACCCCCTGTATTAGCAGTACCAGCTGTTCCATTTCCAGGTGTTCCAGTTCCACCAGCACCACCACCACCAGAACCACCAGGAGCACCATTTGAATATCCACCGCCGCCTCCGCCGCCAGCATATGTAGCTGGAGTTCCAGTTATAGAATTAGCAGTACCAGCACCTCCGGTTCCTGAAGTATTTGAAGGTCCTACAGCATTGCCACCAACAGCGCCTGATCCTCCACCTCCAGCGCCTCCATAATTTGAAGGTCCTGAAGCAGTTCCTAATCCACCACTATTCCCCTGACCTGGTGTGCCTGATCCACCTTGGTGAGCATTAGGAGCAGCGCCATGATCATTATTGCCCCCGCCTCCTCCACCAGAACCGCCAGATAAACCATTAGTTATAGTAACACCGCCGACAGATCCATTTGCTCCACCACCACCGCCTCCGACAGCTGTAGTTAAACCAGTAAAAGTTGAATTAGATCCTGAAGACCCCTGAGTAGAATTTGAAGCAGTTCCAGTAGCGCCACCGCCTACTACAGCAGTATAAGTTGTTCCTACAGTTAAAGTAGTTGTTCCAGTTACATATCCACCAGCACCTCCACCTCCACCTGTATTATTTCCACCCGCACCGCCACCAGCTATAACTAAATAAGAAGCTGTATATGTTGGAAATGGTAACGGATCTGTTGTTGAATAAACATCAGCGTATGCTAACCAGCCTTGAGTACTATCTACATAAACTAAATTAATTGCTTCTCGGTTAGTAGAAAGAACTCTATTTAATGTTGAGCTTTGAATTTTATTGCCGTTAGGGTTTATAGTTAAGTTGTTCGATGCAAAAGTACCTGCGTAGTCCACTATAGAAATCATGTTACCTGCTGTTGGGCTTGCTGGTAATGTCACGGTAAGAGCACCGCTTGTTGTGTTCATTGGGTAGCCTGTACCTGCTACCGCTGGGCTTACACTTGATGTCTGCACTGTTGTCCAGTTGACTGTATTAGGTATACCTGATGTAGACGCTGTAGTGATCGCAGTACCGGTAGACGCTGGAAGCGTTATAGTATTTGTACCAGCTGTTGCTGGCACTGTTAACGTTATGGTTCCTGAGGTATCTCCGGCTAAAATGAGTGAGGACATGTTTTATTTTCCCTTTGGGTATTTATTTTTTATTGCTTGGCATGCATCAATGTAAGCTTGAATTTGAGATTGGTCACCTTTTACAACACCGTCTAAGTAGTCTGTAAATGCAGGGTATTCTGCCGCTCTTTTATCTTTATAGGCTTCCGATGCTACTAAAGCCTCAACCGCTGCGTTATCGTAGTTAACTTTGTTATTGTCTTTATCAAACGCTTCGTCACCACGAATAGTAACTACGTTAGGATTAAGTTTGTATATAGCTGACATTTTATCCATTATGCTTTTATCTCCATTAGGGTGATGGTTGAGGTGCAACTAGTAACATTCCAATATATTGTTCCAGCAGCGCCTCCAAGTGCAATTTGTGTTTTATATGTTGTTGCTGAGGTTGTAGCTGGAGAGTCTAAATAAGTAGTAGAAGTAGCTGCTGTGCTAGTACCTGTGGACGCAGTAGTTACAATTTCTTTTTCAATTTCAACAATAGATGTAGCACCTCTTACCAATCGAAGTATTATATAACTATTACTTCCAGCTTTATACAGACCAGTTTGGCTTACAAATACTAATATCTTATTAGATGCTGACGATGGAGTTATTGTAGCTGTAAGTGATGTATCAACAAATGCTCCAGATGATGTGCTTCCCTGTGTGCTATAAGTAGCATTTACTACTTGAATTACAGAACCCACACCGCCCATCTTAGCAGTGCCAAAAAAATTTCCTGATGTATCAATCTGCGCAGCTAAAGCATTATTCGTATAAAAGCTCATTGGTAAATAAGTACCCGAACCATTGATACCTGAAATAATTTGTGTATCTGTTGTGCCGTTTGTAGCCATGACAATCTTAGATGCATTAGTAAGACTCGAGTTATTAGCGACTGAAACCCCTGCAGATGTAGATGAGCCATTAGGAGCTACGTAGACGTTAGTCGTGGCATTAGTTGTTGTGGTTTGTAACTTAGTACGATTGTTTAACGTGGCGTTATCAAAGTCACCTTGTATTAAGTTATTGTTAGAATCTAAAATAATTTGTGCCATTTACTTCTCCTATAATATGACCCAACGCTGACCTGTTGGAACTGTCACGGTAACACCTGAATCGATTGTTATGGGTCCTGTAGACATTGCATTTCTTGCTGTTGTTAATGTATAGCTTGTTGTTACTGTTAATTCGTTCTCATAAAATACTTGGTCTCCGCCAGCACCTGTAGCACCACCTCCAATTGAACCCCAAGCACCCGCAGCATAACCTTCAAACGAAGCTTCCGTAGTATTATAACGAATCATACCCGCAGTTGGACTAGGTCTTTCTGCTGTTGTACCGTTAGGTAATCTAATAGTACCTGTACCACTAAAGTTTAAATTGTTAGGTACGTTTGCGGTAGCCGCATTAAGTGTTATTGTATCACCAGACGCATTACCAAGTGTAGTGTTTCCATTAACGGCTAAGTCACCTGTTAAGGTTGTATTACCAGAAGCTGCTAATGTAGTAAACGCACCTGCTGCCGCTGTACTTCCTCCGATGGCTGTACTATTAATTGTACCACCTGTGATTGTAGCTGAACTAGATACTAAAGTACCTGTAAAATAAGTAAGTGGGTTAACAACGTCAGTACCATTATTAAATACTAACATCGCCGTACCAGCAGGAACTGCTACACCTGAACCTGATGTATTTTTAACTGTAACAGCGTCGGCTAAGCCATTGTTTATTAGGTAGAATTTCTCAATTTGACAGCCTGAACCTAAGATTAAGTTACGTGCACCACCTGAAGTACCTGTGAGGTTAAGTCTTAAATTACGAGCCGTTTGAGCAGAATTAGTATTAGTAAGTGTTAAAGTAACATCCGCACTTGAGAAGGCAACATCAGCAGTACCAGTAATAGCCTCAGATAAGGCTATGCTAAAATTGTTATTCGTAGTGGTGCCCCAGGTACCTGATTGCTCACCAGTCCCGATAAGTTCTATCTTTAAATCACTATAGGTACTTGCCATAAATCGTCCTTTTTATATATTCGTATTATAACCTAACTACATGGTACAGTAGTAGGTATTGTGCCCCAAGTCGGTGTTTGAGCATCGTTAATATCAACCCAGCTAGGTGTCTGTGAATCGTCTATTGCAAACCATCCAGCAGCACACATCATATCCATAAGCGCTATAGTCTCAGCTACTGTTGGGTTAAAATTAGCAACCACTGTGTAAGTATCTGTAAATCCGGTCGTATCAGTCACTGACACAAAAACTGCTTTTATACCACCGTAAGCATCTGTTATTGTTGCTGTTTCATCTACGGTTACAAAGAAAGTAAACCCAGCAACATACTCATCTGATAAGGTAAATGTTTCCCCTACTGCAGTACTAATATCAGCATTACCTAAGTATTCATCTGTAAAGGTAGCACTTTCATCAACTGCACCTACTAGGTCGCCTTGAGCTGCCGCGGTGTCTGTTAGTGTTATAGCTTCAGCATTTAATCCTACTAAGTCAGCTTGTGCATCTTCTGTTGTAGCTAATGTTATACTTTCTTCATCTAAGCCTACAAAGTTAGCCTGAGCCGCTTCAGTTGTAGTTAGCGTAGTATTTTCATCGTCGTCTGCTAAAAACGTAGTTTGCGACGATACTGCTTCACTTATACTAAAGGTTTCAGCTAACGATGCTGATGTATTCCATGCACCTAGTTCTTCTGTAGTAAGCGTTAAACTTTCATCGTTAGCAGCGCTTGAATCTAAATTACCTGTATAGTCATCTGCTAAGTCAAACGCTTCTAGGTTAGTTAAAAAGTAATTAAACTGGTTTGGTACATCATCAGTAAGCGCAATACTATCATCGACTACACCCACATAATCTACACTTGATATAGCATAGACATCACTTAAACTAAAGCTCTCATCCGTAGCTACCTCATATCTTGTACCACCTAATGAAGCAAACGGGGCTTGGGCAAAGGTCGATAGCCCAAACATGTTATAACACTACCCACCTAGATCCAGTAGGTACGGTCACAGTAGCTCCACTACCTATAGTCATAGGACCCGTACTTGTAGCACTTGATCCACTTGGAATACTATAACTTACACTTACTGTATTACTATTTACAACTAGACCATTTGATGCCACAGTTTGTGGCGCTGTTAAAGAACCAGTAGTTGGCACAAACGTAAGTTTGGTACTTGTAACATTAAGACCGGCTACAGAACCTGATGTTGCACTTGTAAAGGTTGGGTATAACGCTGTAGCCGTAGATGTATCGTTAGTAATGGTAACACCAGATGCTGCTGCAGCCCATGTTGGAATACCGCCTGATACTGTAAGAACTTGTCCTGTTGATCCAATACCTATTTTAGCTAACGTATTTGTAGCGCTTGCATATATGACATCACCTGTTGTGTATGTAGCTAATCCTGTACCGCCTGAGGTAGCAGGTAATGTACCACTTGTTAAAGATGAAGTTGATGTTGCATATAAAGCCCCACCAGAAGTAAAGCTAGTTAAACCTGTACCGCCATAAGCTGTACCAATTGTACCGCCATTCCAAGTACCGCCAGTAATAACATCAGTTGCTAAATATAAAGAATTTGTACCCCATAGTATATTCTCAGGTAAAAACCCATGTGTATCCCAAGTACCATTAGCAGTACTAGTTGAAGTTAAGAATAATTGAGTAGCACCACCAGCAGCTACTGTAGCAACTGGACCAGAACCATTATTTACAATGGATAACGCACCTGTAGAATTATTATTAAACTGGAAGCTTGCTCCATTAGTTAATGTAGTAGCGTCAGGTAACTGAAACGTTTGAGCTAAAGTACCAGTTAAAACTTGAGTAAATGATGAAGCTGCTGTAAGTACTGTTGTGCCAGCTGCAGATACTGTAGACGTTATATTTCTAAAGATATTATTAAGTGAAGTATTTTGATTAGCGTCTCGTAAAACTACGCTATTCGCACCAGAAGACGCTGTTACACCTGTACCGCCGTAAGAAACTCCAACCGTAGTTCCTTGCCAAGTGCCAGACGCAATGGTACCTAAAGGAGTAACATTATCCGATGCATCTAGATTGACTGATTTTTCAGCGGTATAAGTAACAAAGACTTGAGCTAAGCCACCTGATAAAGTAATCGGTGATGTATTACCATTTGAATTAGATAATACTGTAGTACGTGCTAACGTAGGACCCGATGTAGAATACGTGCCAATACCTACTTCCCATGCAGCACCATCTGTAATAGTGTAATAGGTAGTATTACTATTCCCAACAACAGCAAACGATTGGAATCCGCTGACTGCACCAAGTAAGGTTACAGAACCTGTACCTGATGTAGTCGTCGTTTCTTGTACACGATCATAGACTACTAGAGCCATTTAGGACTCCTTAGCCCGAAGCTGATAAAGTGTATGTTACGTTAATTGTGTCGCCTGATGTTACAGTTTTAGAACCTGCTGTAAAGTTACCTGCAGAGAACAATGTGCCTGTTGTGTTATCAATTGTTGATGATCCACCAATATTAATAAACGCGCCTGTTACAGTGCCAGAACCAGTCATTGAGAATACTACCGCAGCACTTGTAGAAAGCACTGATGGATTAGCATTTGTTGCAGTGCTAAACGCTGGTGTTTTTCTTGTGCCAGAGTATGTAGGTGCATTGGTTGCTCCTGCTTCAAACCATCCTGCATGAGAGGCTTGTGTATCTGCATAAGCTGGAGTAGATGATGGTACAGCATTATTAGTCATAAGACCCATAACAACTGCGCCGCCACCAGTATTAGCAAAGTATGAATTAAGTAAGTTTTGACGACCTACGTTTGTTGTTAAATTTTCAAATCCGTCTTCCCATTTAACGTTGCCGTCTTGATCGTAGCATGTAAATGTATAGACGCCGTTTAGACCAAACTCATCATTTGATCCAGCATTTCTTGTCACAGACGCATCAACTGAGTCGCCCATTCCAAATTTGTCTATGTTGCTCATAATTACTCCTTTAGTTAATTCTTATTACAGCAGTGGTTGAAGTTGCTGTGGGGAATTCTATTGTAAATGTTGTAGTGGCTATTTTTTCTCCACCAAAATTTAGTACTGCGACTGATGCATTCGTAGTGCTATTATATATCAAAGCTCCTGATGCAGCAAAGTTTGCAGGGCTCCAAGTTACATTAGCAAACGTAACATAAGCCGTGTTATTACTAGGATCACTACCTATAGTAGGAGCTAAAACTTTACCCCCAGCTACATAGCCAGTACCTGTAATTTCGTCTTGCGTTGTATAGGCTGTTGTTTCGCTATTTATAGTAGCTACCGCATTATACAATGCTATTTTATATGTATATGGTGACCCAGCATTAAAATTTACTAAACCTTGTAATAGATTTAGTTTAAACGTTGTGGTCTGTGCTTGTCCTAAAATCATTTAACTGGATACCTAACTTGCCCTGAACGATAAGCATCTTGTCTATCTTTACCATCAGCAAGTTGTTTTAATAGGATCATAGCTTCATCATATCGTTTTTGATATTGATTAATAACGTCTTGTTCGCCTTTCATATAAGTATAAGCTTCTAATAATGAGCCATATAATAAAGCAGAACTAAAGTTATCACCTAACCAAGATGTGCCAGCAGTCGTAATAGACTCTGGATAATAAAAATAATGCAGTTCCGAACTATAATTAGCGTCGGGTGTTGGACCTAGTATAAATGTATTTTGATCAAACACTGCATAATATTCAGGTTGACCATAATAGATAGCGTCTGTATCTGGAAATGATTGCCTAATAAAATTTACATCTTTGTTAAGTAAATATAAGTACTCGTTGTTTGCATTAATTACAGCTAAGCTAAACGTAGCAAGCCAATTACTTGGCATAGCTAAATATTTATTGCCCGTAGTCATAGTACCTGTTACGTTCTTTCGAAGCGCAGGAAGTTGTACTGAGTTGTATATACGTTGTTCGGCTTGGGTTATAAACGTGTCTATATCCGTTGTCTGGAACGTATTCTCAACATAACTTTGTATTTCTGCAACTAACTGCGCGTAGTTCATTACGCCATCGGACCTCTAGATTTAGTACCCTTAGTAGCTGCACCGCAACCACGAATAGTAATCTCTCCATGTCTATTCATTTTGTTAGAACCTGGATCTCCGGCACTTACGCGTTGTCTGCCTGTACCTTGATTTAAGTCTTGAGCTTTTAACTTGTTAGGGTCTTGACTAAAACTAATATCTGCATTTGGTACATTTACTGGTTGTTTATATTCTGCCATTTTATTACCCCTTTTTTTGTGCTGCAACTTTAGCCATACCACGACCCATAGTTTTCATGTCAATGTTCTTTTTACCGCCTTTAGAACCTGCATGTTTAGGACCTTTTTCAATTCCTACGTTTGGACCTGTATCGCCTAAGTTTTTGCCTTTAGTTTTACCTTGTTTAGTAATGCCATCTGCTGCTGATCTGAATCCCATATACTTCTCCTTATGTTGTTGTTACTACTACTGTGCCTACATTACCTATTCCTACTAGATCATTTGGCGTTAATCCAGCATCGTTTGCTCTTGATCCACCTACAGGGTTGTATCCCCATTGAATAATTCTGCTACCCATTGTAGGCACACCTGTTTCAGATTGTAATGGTCCTGTAGCCTCTACTGTTTGTAACCCATTTAAACCTGCTTGAAAATAACTAGGGCTATCAGGTCTTGGATTACGTACTGCTTGTGGATCTTGTACTGGGTACATGCCAAGTTGTAACTGTGGCTGATCCGGATTCCAACACTCTGGACATGCGAGTATATTAACATTTTTAGTCTTAATAACCAATCTTTTAAGTTGTTTTAACTTAAATCTAAACCCACATATGTCACATTGGGCTATGGAGTTCTTGGCGCTAGCAAAATTAGTTGCCATTACTTAGCCTCTAAAAAACTGTTCGCGGGGTACCCATCTTACTGGAGCTTTTTCTCTGTCTTCCTCAGCTGCTAATTGGAACGCTGCTTCATAATCTGCTCTTAACATTTGTATTCTCATAGGATCTACATTAGGTAACTTCATAGCTAAATATGCAGCTAACCCTGCAACCATACAAGGAATAAATCTAAACGGAATATCTTCTACGGACACACCATTACCCGCGTCTTGTATGCGTCTTAATCTGTAATATACAAATGTATAAAAATTACTTTGATCAGGAGCAACCCAAACATTTACTGTAGGTAAATTTTGCACAGAGATTTTAGCACCGATTGCATGAGCGGCTAGTGTAGTATTATTTACAGCTCTAATACATCCTGTTATGTCGTTACCATCAATACCACCATACTGAATCGTTTCATTATCGATTTTAATAAAACCAAACTGAGCTAAACCTACAGTACTTGATAACGTAATAGTTTGTGGGTTTGCCGCTGTTGACGCAGTAGCAGTTAGTGTTTCATTTAAAGTAATTGTAGTGGGGTTCTCTTGACCACTTTGTCTATTGATCCACACTTGGATAGGACGACCTGTTGCATTCTTATTTGGTATTGTAATGTAGGTAGACTCAGAAATACGGTTAATATTAATATCTTGTTGATTCTGTCCTGTACCTGTGCGAGTTACCATATCAAGTAAATCAATAGTATCACTTGGTAATGCATACATAATTTGGTTTTGATTTAACGTAATTTGCCCTGGTTCTACCGTCCATAAATTAATGCCTCGATTAGCCCATTCAATAGTAAGCAAATTCAAACTACGTCTTGCAGTTCTTAAATCATAGCCCGTACGAAGTTCTTGACCACATCTTTCAAATGCGTCTTCTACTAGATTATTTAAATCTAAATTAAAACTCGTGGTTCCTGTGGTTAATTGCGCCATTATTTTTTACCTTTTGGGAATCCAGCTTTCATGTTCGCGTACGCTTTAGGATCTATTGTAGATTTTGATTTAGGGCGTGATATGCCTTTTTTCTTTCTAGCATTTATATTTGCATAAAGTCCTACAGGACCACCTTCTTTAAACTGAGTAAAGTCTGTGTTGTCACGACGTTTTTTAACTACGCCTTTAGGCATTGTATTTTCAGTAGCACTAGGTATCTTAGTTTTCTTTATAGCGCCCATGCCTCTACTTGGTCTCATTATTTTCTCCTTAAACTAGCTAAGCCGCCAGTTCTAATATTAACAGGTTTATACTCTTCTGGACGTCTTGCTGTTGCAGTTGTTGTCGGTGTTGCTGAGCTTGCTTCTACAGGTCTAAATGAGCCCATGGATGCAGTAGTTGCTGGTACCATACCTCGTTCTGCAGGTCCTCTTCTTGGTCCACCTTCTATAGGTTGATAAGGACTAGGTGCAGGAGCCGGTGCTTCTGGTGGTTTAGCGAATGCAAATGGGTTAGCCATTGTAGGCGCTGCTGTACTTGTTGGTGAGGCAAAAGGTTGGAAAAATGGATTATTTTCTCTTCTAGCAAACTGAGCTAATTCATAAGCTTTATCTTTTTCACCAAAACCAAAATCAGCATACTGAATAGGTAAGTAACTTGATCCACTTGATTGCGCTTGTGGTTGATACTCGCCGTATGCAGATTTAATATCTTCAGTCAAATAACTTGGTATGTCTGTTCTACCTCCAGCATAAGGAGTTGTAGCAGGATTAAAATCACCAATCGGTTTATAAGCACCACTTTGCGGAGCTACTGACAACATACCAGGACTAAATGATTTTTGTAAGTTAGCTTGAGCTAATTCATCCCCAGCCATTTTGCCATATATATTTTGATATGCATTAAAGCCTGATGTACCTTGTGCTGCTTGTGCTTCTGGGCTATACATATTACCTAACTCAGGAAGAACGTTGTATACACCTTTATTACCTTGCACAAAATACTTGGATGCATCGTAAGGTTCGCCGCCGTAACTATATAAATCTGACCCAAAAGAAAATCCAGGAGGAGGGGCAGCTAATGCGCCTGAAGCATCTGTAGCACCATATGTAGGAGCTCCGCCACCTCCGCCTCCGCCACCACCAGAATATCCGCCTGTTAAGGCTGAACCTGCGATAGCTTTAGCGGCACCTAATGGACCACCTGTAATATATCCAGCGACTGGACCAGCTATAGGACCTACTACTGGCAAACTACCTGCTATCGAAGTAATAGGATCAAATACTTTAGCAACGCTTTTTACTGCACCACCCATGGGGTTTCCTTATGCTCTTGTTTTACCGCGGATAGCACAACCATCAGCACGTTTAGAAGCTGATGAAACTGAACCGCCTTTTTTATAGTTCTCATCAAACTTTTTAACTTCTGTACTTACATCATACATAGCTTTATTTTTACGGTAGGCTTCAGGATCTTTCATTTCTTCCATCTTCATTTGCTTTTCTTCAATCTTAGCTTTTTGTTCTTTTGACGGTGGAGTAATATCCTTAACAAACTTTTTAATTTTTTCAATAACTGCCATAGTATTCCCCTTAGCAAATTTTGCCTTTAGTTTTACCTTGTTTAGCAATACCATTAGCTTTTGCTAATTGAGATACTTTACCACCAGTAGCATAACCACAACCTTTAGCCATACCACCTTTTTTAAGCTTAGTTAAGTCTGATTTTTTACCAGCATGTAATTGGCTTTCATGCATACCTACAGCTTTTTTAGCCATCTTTTTATCTTGAGCCATGTCTAACTTGCCACCTTCTTTATAAGCCATGCCGCCCATATTCATTTTCTTTTTTGCCATACCGCCTTTTTTCATGTAGCCCATTTTATTTCTAACCTCCGTTGGTAATTTTGATAATCCAGGATTGTCACTTGAATCAACCGCCTTAAGTGCGCCACCTGATCCGAACTTCTTAGTTTTATCTGCTTTCATAAACTCTTCTCCTACTGATTTTGATATACCAACTTTCTTAGCGAAGGCTGGGTTATTAGCTACAGCTGCCATTAAATTATGTTGCTTTTTAGATTTACTTGGCATTTAATCAGCCTTTGTATCTGTGTGTTGAACTTCTACTTCAACTTTAGTTTCTTTTTTACTAGGCTTGATAGTTTCGACAGCAACTTCTGTAACTTCTTCTGTAACTTCTGAATGAGTAATTTCATCTAATAATTCCTTTTGTTTTTTCATTTTAAACACCTTTTCTATAAAAGCTTTCATATTATTTGCCTAGCCAATGAGTTACCATCCAGCTTACAATACCTGAAAAAATAGTAGCGATAGCAATAAATACTTTCCATCCACCTTTGATTTCTTCTAGTGTTTTTTCAATACCATCAAGACGTTTTTTTAATTGTTCCATGTCTTCCATAATACTATCCACGTCTGATTGAATATGTTTAATTTCTACACCGTGTTCTATAACTTCGCGTTCTGCACTCATTTGCAATTCCACCTTTTTAAAGAAGCAGCCTTACGAGTAGGTCTACCTTTTTCATCTTTCATAGGACCAGGCATACCAGACATCCTAGCACAAAACGACTTCTTACGAGGTCCACCTTGTGGTTGAGGAGCCTTTAGGTTTGACCCAGTAGCTGCGTTATATTTAGCACGTCCTTTAGCGGTAAGACCTGCACCTTTCGATACAGGAAGTTTCTCACCACGTCCAATTGCTAGGCTAGGACCTTTTTTCTTGTTAGCCATAGATTATTTGTACTGAATCTGTATTAGACATTTCAGCATACACGCTTGTTTCAACTCGTATGCCTTCACCCGGAATAAACGGGACGTTGGCAAAGGTATCACCAGCTGCGGTTTCATAAGTAAGTATCCATTTACCTACGGCATATACAGCTGCAGTACTTGTAATGGTGCGCGAATTAATATCTGTTAGTGTAAAGGTATCTGCGCCCGTTCTAGTAATGCTATATGTGCCATCAGTAGCTGAAACGCCTGAGTTAGCTAAAAAATGAATGCCAATAACTGTGCCTGTAGTAAGCCCGTGAGCAACTTTAGTTACTGTTACCGTATTACCACTTTGAGCATACGTTACGCTAGATGATACAGGAGTACTTGCAGTATCAAATAAAGTTACATACCCAGCAGTAGCAGTTCCTGTAAACGATAACCCTTTAACACGAACAGGATATTTAACTAAATAGCCACTAGAATTTATGTGGGCTTGTTTTACATCATATTGCATTGCCATAATTATTCCCCTTTTGTTTCTTTGGAGTCGAGCCGTTCCACTAATGCAGTATATGCATCGATGGCGCCCTGAGAGGCTGTAACAAAACTAGATGCTTGGTTACGCTCTGCCTCAAGACGCTTGATCTCAGACAAAAGAAACTCTTTTGTAATTTCCATTTATTAAGCTGCTGCTGAAACCATTAAGTAGTATGCAGTGCCTGTTGAGTCAATAATTTTAATTGTCTTAGTAGCTGACACTGAAACTGCATTTGCAACCATGGTTGATGGAACATTAAATAGATTTGATATGCCTGTACCTGCACCGCTGTTTGTAAATCTGATCCAAGAAGCATTTGATGGTAATGTAGCACCTGCACCTACATCAGAATCAGCTTGAATAGCTGCAACTGTACCACCTGAAGAAACACCCGCTGCTAAACCTAAAGTAGCGCGTAAAGCATTACCTGCACCTGAGATTGAACCACCTGTGTTTACAGACATAGAGATGTGAGCGCCGTTAGTTGTTTGACCTGCGCCTTGTGCTGCGGTTACTACTGAGAAAGCTCTTAATGTTTCGCCTGCACCTGCACCTGCGAATGTTAGTCTGTTATAAGATAAGCGTGTATCACCTGATGCAGCTGATGTTGTTGCATATGATTCGTTGATATTGTCTGCTGTTGTTACTACGATTGGATCTGTTGCTGTACCGCCGATAAATCCATTTAAAGACGACACTGGACCGCTAAACGTTGTTATTGCCATGATATTTTTCCTTCATACAAAGTTAAGCTCATTAGTCTTGTATGCGTCTGCCGGGACAGTCTAATGAACCGGGTAACCCGGATTCCCAAATAATACCTGAAATGGCACTATTTGCAAGCATTATAGCACGATATAAAAATAAAAAGGGGACATTAAGTCCCCTAATTTAGTACTAAATTAATAACAGTCTGTTACCCAGTCCATTATTTGTTCATTACGTACATAGTTACTTCAAAGCCAAAACGCATTTCTGTAGCTGCTGGAGTTGTCCACATAATATTCATCCTTTTAAATTTTATACACACCGTGTGTATAACTGCATATTACTCTTAAGATTAGCCTGTGGAATAGAGAAAATCATGAATTACAGGCAAAGAAAAACCCAGCCGAAACTGGGTTATTCCTAGTACATTTCCAAGTGTGCTATTAAGCAGCGCCTGGTGAACCCCACATACCGAGAGGATCTGACCAACCGAATGAATAACGCTCACGAGCTTTGTAACGAACGTTACCAGTATCGAAGTCACCATCCATAGATGTTGATAACGGAGTACGCACAAAGTGTTTCATGCCGTTAGGAACATCAGTTGTTAAGAAGTACGCATCAGGATCTGTTAAGAAGTGGTTAATTGTGTAACCTTCTGGAATTGAACCATTATTCTTAATAGCATTGATGTCATTGTCAGCTGTAGAAACACGAAGTTCAGTTTCGAGCAAGCGAGTTGCAACGAATTGATTACCTGGTGGAACTACTAACTTACGTGGTTGAGCAGCGATTAAAAGACCACGCTCATCAGTCCATGCAGCGATTTGAATAACAGCGTTTTCTAGTGCTGTTTCGTTCAAGTCTGTTGGAGTTGATTGAGTGTTGCTGTTTGTGCCGCCTGAAACAAGAGGATGAGCTGTGTTAAATAATGAAACACCATCACCACCGTTGTAAGAACCAGAAGTGTTGAAGCCATTATTAAGAACTGCAGCAGCCTTAACTTGTTTTGTGTATGCCATAGCGCGAGCTAAAGCTTTTGTGTAACGTGCTGATAATGTGTCATACAAGTTATCTTCTACAGCTTCTTCTGTTAAAGAAAAGCCAAGAGCGATAGTTTGATGATTGTATCGAGCTGTCCAAGCTTCTTGAGCATTGTCATAAGCGATTGCTGTGCCTTCGTTTTTGACTGGTGCTGCTGAGAAACCTGAAAGTTTTGTT